TGCCACATTTCCCACAACCAGAAGTTCGTATGATGCTTGCTGGCTTTGCTGCTCGTGAAGCATTACACATTGCTGCATACTCTCATCTTATCGAGACATTGGGAATGCCTGACTCAACTTATAATGAATTCTTGCAATATCAAGAAATGAAAGATAAACATGACTATATTCTAAATTCTAATGCTTCTATTGCTGAAAACATCGCATTGTTCTCAGCATTTACAGAAGGTTTACAGTTGTTTAGTTCTTTCATTATGTTGTTGAACTTCCCACGTCATGGTCTAATGAAAGGTATGGGACAAATTGTTACATGGTCTATTGTTGATGAAACAATGCACTGCGAATCAATGATCAAATTGTTTAGAACATACATTGAAGAAAATCGTGAACTTTGGAATGATGAGCTGAAAGGTAAAATCTATACCATTGCTACAAAAATGGTTGAGCTTGAAGATAAGTTTATTGATCTTGCTTTCAGCATGGGACCAATGAAAGAATTGTCAGCTGAAGAAGTAAAGCAATACATCCGTTACATTGCTGATCGCCGTTTGATTAGCATGGGTATGAAAGGTATCTTCAAAGTCAAAAAGAATCCATTACCATGGGTTGAAGAAATGATCAATGCTCCAACGCATACAAACTTCTTCGAGAACCGTGCAACGGACTATGCGAAAGGTGCATTATCAGGCACATGGGAAGAAGTTTGGGCAAAAGGATAACAAATGAAATTTAATCAATTTTTAAACGAGAATCGTGAGAAGATTTATCAGAAATCTTTAAACTTCCCTAAGAGTTATTTAAGCCCAATAATGAGCGAAGCTACAATCAACTATCATTTTATTGGACTTGCTTCAAAATACTTTGAGCGATATAATAAAGGTGAAGGGGATCCTGATTTTAATTATGGTGGCGCAATGCTTCATAATATCTTCTTTGAACAATTCACTAAACCATATTCATCTCAATATGGTAAAATTATTAAAGCGAAAGTCAATCGCAAGTATGGGAGTTTAGATGGATTGAAAGATGCTTTCGAAAAAGAAGCAATGGCTATCCAAGGAAGCGGTTGGGTTTATCTCGATTATAAGATGAACATTCATACAATTCATAATCATGAATACGATGATGATATGAAGATTGTACTTCTTATTGACTGGTGGGAGCATGCATGGGCATTAGACTATCAAGCAGATAAGAAAAGCTATCTAAAGAACATTTGGGACATTATCGACTGGAACGTAATTAACGAAAGGTGCTTATAATGAAACTATTAAAATTCTACGCAGACTGGTGTGGTCCTTGTAAACAAATGACAAAGTTGATGGAAAGAATGGGAGACATGATTACCGTTCCTGTTGAAAACATCGATATTGATGAAGAACACAATCAAGACTTAGTCGCAAAGTATGGCGTCAGAACCATTCCAATGTTTGTATTGGTGAACGAAGAAGGTTTTGAAATCAAGCGCAATGTTGGTTCAATGACTGAAAGTAAATTGATGTCATTTATTACTGAGGAATATAGTGAGTAATTTCGTTAAGCAAGTGCTAGATGCTGGCGGTGATATTGCGCCATTGATTATTCCCTCTGAACTGACCAACGGTACAGGAATCTTCAATCCATCAATCTATAACGACAATGGTAAGTTACTCTGTAACATTCGCCATTGTCAAGTCACAATCTATCACTCTGAATTAGGCAAGTTTGAACATCAGTGGGGTCCATTATCATACATGAACCCTGAGAATGATATTAGCCTAACAACAACCAATTATCTTTGCGAGATTGGTGATGATCTTCTGATTAAAAAGTTTAATAAAGTTAACACTTCTAAACTGGACACTCCACCAATTTGGGATTTCAAGGGACTAGAAGACGGTAGAACTATTCGTTGGGATGGTAAACTGTACATTTGTGGTGTTCGTAGAGATACAACTACAAATGGTCAAGGCAGAATGGAACTCTCTGAACTAACTGAGGATGGCGTTGAGATTTCTAGATTTAGAATTCCTGCTCCAGGGGATGATACCAGTTACTGTGAGAAAAACTGGATGCCTGTCGTTGACATGCCATATCATTTTGTTAAATGGTCTAATCCCACCGAAGTTGTTAAAGTCGATCCAGTAAATAGAACATGCGAACAGGTTTATGTTGGTCCAGCATATCAAAGACCTTACGACTATAGAGGTGGTTCACATGTTATTACTGTTGGTGAATATCGTGTTTGCTTAACACACACAACTTATTTGTATAAGAGCGAACAAGGAAACAAGAATGCAATCTATCGTCATTGTTTCATTGTTTGGGATAAAGATTGGAATATTGTAAAATACGGTGAGCCGTTTTCGTTTATGGATTCTAAAATAGAATTCTGCGCAGGAATGACAGAATATAATGGTGATATATTAATCACATTCGGTGTTCAAGATAACGCTGCTTATGTTCTAAAAGCGCCAATGAAATTTATTGTGGACTATATCAATGGATAAACTAACATCATTAATCAAGGATTATGTAACTAATCCTGAAGATCCAGAAAAGAATTTTAAATTAGCCTGTGAATACGATTCTATTGGGCAGACTGCATCAGCTTACACATTCTATATGCGAGCGGCTGAAAGATATGAAGACGTTTTAATGCAATATGTTTGCTTATTAAGATGCGCCACTTGTTTTGAAAAACAAGGGTATAGAAGTCACACAGTTAGCATTTTATTAAAACACGCAATCTGTTTACTTCCTAAAAGACCAGAAGCATACTTTATGCTCAGCAGAATGTATGAAATAAAAAGCGAGCATGTCGACTCTTATGTTTATGCTCAGATTGCTCTTGGTGTAATTGAAGACTCTGAGCCTTTACCTTATCCTGTAGATTATCCAGGTCAATATGGACTTATTTTTGAGAAAGCCGTTTCCTCATGGTATTGGGGAAAAGGTATGGAAGCCAGAAAGTTATTCTTACAATTGAAAAGTAATTACAAAGATGTCATGAGCGATATGCATAAAACCATCGTTCAAAACAATCTTATGAATTTGGGTTCTGGGCCAGAAGATGTCTCTAAAAGACCATATGTTAAGTCTCAACATTCTAAATTAAGAAACAAATTTGACAAATCAGATGAAATAGAATATAATTATTCTCAAGTATTTCAAGATATGTTTGTATTACAGTGTCTGAACGGTAAAACAAATGGAACATATGTTGAAGTCGGTAGCGCAAGACCATTTTATGGTAACAATACCGCTCTATTAGAAAAACTTGGATGGACTGGTATTGGGTTTGAGATTAGAGAAGATTTTGTAAACCAGTACAATGCGGAGAGAAGAAACAAAGTATTAAAACAAGACGCAACAACTGCAGACTATAATAAGATTCTTAAAGATATAGCTGTTAATGGTGTTGTGGATTATTTGCAATTAGATATAGAACCACCCAATGTCACTTTTGAGGCATTGTTGGCGATTCCATTCGACAACTATAAGTTCGCTGTCATCACCTATGAGCACGATTACTATATAGACATGACAGGAACGTATCGTGATAAATCTAGAAAATATCTAAGATCGTTAGGATACGAATTAGTTGTTGGAAACGTTTCGCCTACAGAAGCAGCTCCATTTGAAGATTGGTGGGTTCATCCAGACTTAGTGGATAGAGAAACCATTGATCGTTTGAAATGCTCTGATCGAGACGTCATTCCAATAGAGGATTATATGTTTATAAAGGAATGATGATGACTGACGATCCATATGTACAAATATCTTGCCCTAATTGTGAATCGCAATATGCAGTAGAATTTTTAGTTGGTAATGTTGAAGGTGATCCTGATTACTGCCCATTCTGTGGGGATGAAATCCCTGAACAGGATGATGATTATGAAGAAGATGAAGAAGAACTCGAAGAGTCATGGTAATCGGAATAGATTATTCATTGACTTCTCCTGCCATGTGCGTGATGGCAGAGCCTAATATCAATAAATGTATTTTCTATTATTTGACTTCTAGCAGTAAGTTAGTTGGAACATTCAAAAACGCAATCGGAGTACTACACAAAGAATACTATTCAGAACAAGAGCGATATGATAACATCGCTGAATATTTCTTGAATAAGATTCCCCTTGACAAAGGTGTTCCAAATATCTTTATTGAAGATTACTCATTCGGTTCTACAGGTAAAGTTTTCCATATCGCAGAAAACGCTGGCTTACTAAAATACAAATTTTGGGAAGTCGGATATAAATTTGAGACAGTTGCTCCGACCACAGTGAAGAAATTCGCTACAGGTAAGGGTAATGCTGATAAAGCCAAAATGTATGAGCAATTTTGTAATGAGACTGGAGAAAATTATAGTATGTTATTGAATAAGAATTTGACTCTTGGGAGTCCAGTGACTGACATTGTAGATAGTTTTTATATTGCCAAGTTTGGTTACGATAAAATCAATCAAAAAGGAGTCGTTCATGGGCAGTAAATTAAACCACATTAGAGAGCTTCAAATAAAAGAAGATGATGTTGATGGTATTTCATTTAGTATCGATGAAGACAAAACCAACGAAGATCAAATCGCTTGGGACTTTAATATTATGAAACTGAGTGACGACTTATCCAGAGATTTTCATAAACATGAACTTGGATATATGTACCAAATTGTACTATATAAAGATGATGAAGCCGAAGTATTTGAAGCAATTATTGGTGATATGAAACATTATGTGAAGGGTCTTGTTCGCGTCAATCAAGAAGGGTTGATCGTCAAGAAGTGTAAGAAATCTGAAGAAATAATGGATAAAATATTCAAGGGTGAATTTGCTGAAGCTTTAAAGCAGGGCAGAATAAAAACACCGAGAACTGCAGAGGCTGTATGAAAAATCATTATTTGGTGGCTGGGATTGTATATATAGATGTATGGAAAAGAAATTCTATACAATATACAAAATAACCAATCTGCTGAATGGTAGATATTACATCGGCTCACACATAACAAAAGATCCTGATGACAGATACTATGGCTCTGGTAATTTGATTGTAGAAGCCATACAAAAGTATGGAATAGATAATTTCAAAAAAGAAATACTATTCTTTGCTTTTTCAAAAAAAGATATGGAATGGGCTGAAGAACAGTTAGTTGTATTGAATGAAGACGATTCAAATTCTTATAATTTGATTCCTGGAGGAAATAGACCTCCTTCTAAAAAGAATAAAACTTCTTTTAGAAAAGGTGCCACACCTTGGAATAAAAATAAAAAAGGATTACAAACACATACTGAAGAATGGAAGAAAAAACAATCAGAGAAAATGATTGGAAAGAAGATTGCTTTAGGTAAGACTTGGGAAAGAAAGCCTCTAAAAGAAACTTGGAAATGGGATGAAGAATCTAAACGCAAACATAGTTTGCGAATGATGGGTAAATGGGATGAAGAATCTAAACGCAAACATAGTTTGCGAATGATGGGTAAAAATGTTGGTTCTATTTGGATCAATAATGGATTGATTGAAAAGATGATAAAAAAGAATGAAGTTATACCTGATAAATTTGTGAAGGGAAGATTATAGTGGCTATAAAAAAAAATTATCTCGTGGCTGGTGGTGCTGGCTTTTTGGGATCTCATTTAACTAAACGATTATTGGATGATGGCAATGAAGTTACAGTGGTTGACAACCTGTGTACAGGTAATATTAAAAATATTGAACCGTTTTTCAGAAACAATAATTTCAGCTATGTCAATCGTGATATTAACGATACTGGCATCGTTCGTTTATTCCGCGACTATAATTTCGATGGGATTTTTAATCTTGCTTGCCCAGCTAGTCCAATCCATTACCAAAACATTCCAATCGAAACCACCCTCACCTGTGTAGTGGGAACAAACAATTTACTACAATTGGCATTGAATCATGGCAGTAAAATTCTCCAAGCGTCTACTTCCGAAGTATATGGTGATCCCGAGATTAGCCCACAACATGAGCACTATGTGGGACACGTTAACAGTTATGGTCCGAGGGCTTGTTACGATGAGGGTAAACGTGCCGCTGAAGCTCTTTTCTATGATTATAAACGCATTCACAATGTCGATACTCGTATTATCCGCATATTTAATACTTACGGTCCTAATATGTCTGTTAACGATGGTCGTGTCGTAAGCAACTTCATTGTACAAGCATTAAGAGATCAAGACATCACAATCTATGGTGATGGTTCTCAAACAAGAAGCTTCTGTTATGTAGACGATAACATCGAAGGCATGTTGGCTGTTTTCAATTCTAATATTTCAACTCCTGTGAACATTGGTAATCCTCAAGAATTTACAATGTTAGAGTTGGCTCAAAAGATTATTAGAATTACACATTCAAAATCTAATATTTCATTTCAACCACTGCCTCAAGATGATCCAAAACAGCGCAGACCTGATATTGGACTCGCTATGTCATTGAATTGGCAGCCCAAAAAATTAATTGACAATGGGCTATATGATACGGTACAATATTTCCGTGAAGTGTTAAATGACAAAACGAAATATTAAAATAGCATTGGGTTTGATATTACTTCCTGTAATTGTAATTTATTGGAAAGAAATTGTAACTGCATTAATTATGATATTATTTGTAATATCATGTATCGGTATTCTTTATGTTGCAGGTAAAGTTACTGGTGGCGGTCGTCCTGGTAGAATTCGCAATAATGGCGGCTACAAATATAAACCAAAAAAGTCAAAACCGTTTGGTAATCCATACAGTTCGACAAAAATCTTATCAAGAAAAAGAACTGGAATTATAACACAAACTCAGACCTTAAGAAATGGACAAATTAAAAGTTCTATTAGCATAAGTGGTGTGACATCTAGTAGATCTAATAGTAGTGGAAAGTGGAAGACAAGAAAGAGGTAGATTATGAATATTAATGATTATAATGATCTTTATAACTTTTTGAAAAATAATGTTGCTCATATTAAGTTTACAAAAGTAGATGGAACTGAGCGTGTAATGCGATGTACTTTAAAAGATGACATGTTACCTGAGCAATATCGTGGTAAGGGAAGTATGTTGACCGAAGCAGGAAATGCTTTGCGTGTATTTGATCTCGATGTTGGTCAATGGCGCTCATTCAAACCTGAGTCAGTATTACAATTATCTGCAGCAGCAAGCGCACAAAGAGTTACATTAAATGGCTAAGACAGCAGTTAAGGTTCAGGTTGATCCAGAACCAAGTTACAGTGGTGTTGTACCTGTAAGTGAATCAGATATTAGTCGTGCACTTAATTGGTATGCACGAAACAAAACAACAAAAGATGCCGCCAAGATTTTGGGTTGTGACTCTAGAGTTGCCAATCCAACACTTGCATGGATGTTGACTCTGAAAAAGAGAGGATTCATTTTTGATGAAAAGAATCAATTATGGATCGCAGAGGCACAAAGAATTCTAAAGGCTAAAGTTGATGAAGCCAAAAAAGAAACTGTTGAGTTTGATGAAGAAGGCAATGTCATCAACAACGTTGTGAATATTCAAGAAAGAATTGCTAACAGAACTAATGTGTACATTGGTGAACTTGAAGGTATGCTTGATGAATATGGTGTTGGTGAAAAAGAATTTAATGCCTATGAGTGGTTTCAAAAGAATGAAGTCAAGCCTGTTCATGCCACTGGCATTATTGATTATTTTGAAAAACGTCTAGAGAATTTTAACGAAGAAAGCTCAAGCAAAAAGAATAAAGAATACTATGAGAACTTGAGTAAGAAACGCATAAAGAGCATTCGCTCTGTTATGGAAACAATTATTAATGATGCAACTCGTCTTGGTGCAATTAAGAAAACACGTAAGACTCGTAAGGCTAAAGTCTTATCGCATGATAAGATTGTTAAGAATCTCAAGTATCTCAAGAACCATGCTGAATTTAAACTACAATCTATTAATCCAGAGTTAATCATTGGCGCCGAACATCTATGGGTGTTCAACGTTAAGACTCGTAAACTTGGATTATATGTTGCAAAGAACATCGATGGATTAAATGTAAAAGGTTCTTCAATATTAAACTTTACAGAAACTTCAGTGTCAAAGACAGTAAGAAAACCTGAAAAGGTTTTGACTGACGTATTGAATGGAAGTAAGGTAACGTTAAGAAAGTTGATGGATTCTATTAATTCAAAATCTGTTGAATTGAATGGTAGAATTAATAAAGATACTGTTTTATTAAGAATTGTTAAATGATAACTGTATCTTCCCCACATCTAGACCAAAAAGACAAAAAACTTATTCGAGATTATTCTAATTTCGTTATAAGTAGGTTTGTTAAGGGGAGCCTCTTAGACAAGGTTAACATTAAAATTGAAATTGTTACTGCGAACGACTTGGATCATTATGCCGATGTTGATGATCTAAAGAAACTCGAAGCATGGTGTCAATACTTGGGAGTGTTTAAAGAAAAGAAACATTTTAGAATTGTATTGAATGCCAAAAACATTTCAAAAGTAAATGAACCATTAAGAAAATATAAAAAGATATTAATCGGACTTGGTCATGAATTGGTACATGTTAAACAATATTTGAACGGTGAGATGTTTGACTATGTTAGTGGTGGTGTAAAGTATAAAGGCTCATACTTTGATCATAGTTATCAAAATGTTCAAGAAGCATATTATGATGCACCTTGGGAAATTGAAGCATATGGTCGAGAGTTGGGTTTGTATAAGATGTTTATAACTAAGATGAAAGGTGCTGAGAAGAAATAAAATGGACAACAGACATTTTGATGAGATGAATGATGATTGGAGCGAATACAGAAAAAGCTCTAGAAAGAAACAAAAACATCGTGAAGACAGTGACAAATCGTTCAAGTTTGATAAAAGAAAAGATTATGATGATGATAGTTATAAAAGACAAAGGAGATAAAATGAAGAAAATTATTGCAGGTTTATTATTAGCGACTTCGTTGGTTACTACTATTGCTGCAGCTCATGAGCCTCGTGTCTTTTGGGGCGAGCATCGCGGATGGGCACCATATCATGGTGGATGGTGGGGACCATTTGATGTTCTAGCAGGTGTTGTGATTGGTGGTATTGTGATGCATGAGATTGATGTTAATGCTGCACCTCCAGCTGGATATACTCGCACAGTTGTATGTAACCAAGTCATGATTGGCGTTGACATGTACAATCGTCCAGTTTATCAACAACAATGTCATGTAGAATGGGTTCCATTACAACAATCAGTTGTTGTTCAACCACAACCTCAACCGCAGCCAGCTCCACAACAATAGGTGACTTATGGATCTGCCCATTAATGAATATGAATTAGATGCGATTATTGATGAATTAATTAGGGCTGGTCGTTTCCAGATCTCTGATAAGTTGATTCTTGTCAGAGATCTGATGAAAGAAGGTAAGCCATATAAAAAGATTCTACGCGAAGAACACGGAATTGTAGCCTGAACAAGATATAAATAATAGAAACTCTCTCTCTATTAAGGATAAGCAGATGACTCCAGTAACAACAGGTAGCCCATATATATTCGTTTACAATAATGCATTAGACAGCGCAAACTGCGACTTAATCAATGCATGGGTCGCTGGCTCAGACATGGCAACCAATACAGCTTATGCTACTGCAAATGCTTGGGAACATGCTACTGCCACTGCTCAAGTTTCAGATTCTAATGTTAGACACTTAATTACTGAGTATAGAAACAATCTAGTCAACGTTGCCAATACTGCATTCGCAAACTCATTTTCTCCAGAATCTTCTATGTTACTATATTGGAGAA